GGACGCTTGTATCATTGAAGCCAAAGCTGCCGGGGCGCCGTTGGTGTTTGAATTGAGATCTATGGGTTTATTGGTAAGTGAATACACACCTAGCCGGGGGAATGATAAGTTTGTGCGTTTGAATTCGGTGACAGATTTGTTTAGATCTGGCAAAGTATGGGCGCCTGAGACGAGGTGGGCCAGTGAGGTGATAGAGCAGATGGCGTCTTTCCCCAATGGCGAGCACGACGACTTGGTGGACTCAAGTACCCAAGCGCTGATAAGATTCAGGCAGGGTGGGTTTTTACGTTTAGATTCTGATGAACGTGAAGAGCTGCAGAGCTTTCGCCGCAAAGCGGTTTACTATTAAGGTAGAACATGATTGAACAATCTTTAAGCCAGGCCCCATTGGGTTTAGATTCATTGATGGGTGATTCTGAGCCCATTATGGAAATTGAAATTGAAAACCCAGAGGGTGTTCGCCTGGACATGGATGGCGTGGAAATTGAGTTAATGCCGGAAGTAGAAGACGGCGGATTTGATGAAAATTTAGCCGATGTGATTAACAAGGGTGAGTTAGCTAGTATTGCTGGCGACATCATTGAGATGGTGGATTCGGATATTAACTCGCGTAAAGAGTGGGTTGATATGTATGTCAAGGGACTAGACGTTCTGGGCATGAAATACGAAGAAAGAACTGAGCCGTGGTCTGGTGCTTGTGGGGTTTATTCTACGATTTTGACCGAAGCGGCTGTGAGGTTTCAGTCTGAAACTATTTTGGAAACGTTTCCAGCTCAGGGGCCCGTTAAAACAGAAATCATTGGTGCTATTGATAAGTTAAAAGAAGATGCGGCCGAGCGTGTACGGGAAGATATGAACTTCCAGCTGACGGAAGCAATGCCTGAATACCGACCTGAGCATGAAAGAATGCTTTATTCATTGGGTTTAGCTGGCGCGGCGTTTAAAAAGGTGTACTTTGACCCGTCGTATCAGCGTCAAGTGGCTATTTTTATTCCGGCTGAAGACCTCATCATTCCATATGGCGCGTCTAGTTTGATAAATGCCGAGCGTGTAACCCACGTTATGCGCAAAACAAAGAATGATATTAAGAAATTACAAGTTTCTGGCTTCTATCGTGAGATAGATCTGGGTGAGCCGGTAACTATTCACACGGATGTGGAGAAAAAGAAGGCCGAGGACCAGGGTTACAGCCTGACGGACGACGACAGGTACCAGATTTTAGAGGTTCATATTGATTATGACCTACCAGGGTACGAAGATGAGGACGGAATTGCTCTACCTTATGTCATTACGATTGACCGCGGCACGACAGAGGTGCTTTCTATCCGTAGAAACTGGTCAGAAGATGATGATAGACGTTTAAAGCGCCAGCATTTTGTGCAATACACCTATGTTCCCGGCTTTGGAGCGTATGGTTTGGGTTTAATTCACCTGATTGGTGGTTATGCACGGGCTGGAACATCAATTTTGCGCCAATTAGTAGACGCTGGTACGTTGTCTAACCTACCTGGCGGCCTGAAATCCCGTGGTTTACGCATTAAAGGGGACGATACACCCATTAATCCTGGCGAATTTAGGGATGTAGATGTGCCTTCTGGCACTGTACGCGACAACATTATGACGTTGCCGTACAAGGAACCGAGCCAAGTATTGGCTGCTTTGCTAGAAAAAATCACCCAAGAAGGCCGCCGGTTGGGCTCGATTGCAGACATGAACGTGTCTGATATGTCATCTAACGCGCCCGTAGGTACAACGTTGGCGTTGTTGGAGCGTCAGTTAAAGAACATGTCAGCTGTTCAGGCGCGTGTTCATTACTCGATGAAGCAAGAATTCAAGCTTTTGCGTGTCATTATTCGTGATAACACGCCGGGTGAATATGAGTTTGACCCGTCTAGTGGCGATAGAAAAGCCAAGCAGGAAGACTACGACATGGTGGATGTTATTCCCGTGTCTGACCCTAATAGCTCGACGATGGCTCAGCGGATCATGCAGTATCAAGCTGTGATTCAGCTGGCGCAACAAGCACCCCAGATTTATAACCTGCCTGTTTTGCACAGACAGATGATCGAGGTGCTGGGCATTAAGAATGCTGACAAGCTGGTGCCGGTGGAAGACGATATGAAGCCGCGCGACCCAGTGAGCGAGAACATGGCCTTCCTAAATGGCGAGCCAACCAAAGCGTTCATCTATCAGGACCACGACGCACACATTGCTGTACATACCAGCATGATGCAAGACCCGCTTTTAATGGCGCAGATTGGCCAGAACCCGCAAGCTCAGAAGATGATGGCCGAGATTCAGGCGCACATAGCAGAGCACTTGGCTTTTGCTTACCGCAAGAAAATTGAAGAGCAGCTGGGTGTGCCTATGCCGGCGCCAGATTCAGAATTGCCAGAAGAAGCAGAACTTATGCTATCCCGCCTGGTGGCTCAAGCGGCAACCCAGTTGCTGGCTCAGAACAAAGGCCAGGTTCAGCAGCAGCAAGCTCAGCAGATGGCGCAAGATCCTGTTGTTCAGATGCAGCAAGCAGAGCTGGCTATTCGCAAACAAGATGCGGAAACAAAGTTGCTTAAAGTTAAAGGTGACTTGCAAATTAAAGCAGAAGAGCTGGCGCTCAAAGCGCGCGAAGGTGCGGCCAAGATGGGAGAAGACCCCAACATGGCGGCTATGCGTACACAGCAAGAAATTATGCAGGCTCAAGAGCTACACGCATTAGAAGTAGCTGGACAGCAACAATCGTTGCAACAGCAACAGGCGCAGGCCCAGCAGTCTATGGGTCAAAGCGATGAGCAGCATCAGCTGGCAATGATGCAAAAAATGATGCAAGCCCAACAGGGCGCGAAAGGTGAATGATGGCTACTCTGCTTGAAGTCTTAGATGGCAAGCTTGACGAACATGTCAAGCAGATAGTCGATGTAATTAGTGCTGGTGGAGCTAAATCCCATGAGCACTATAAAGAGCTGTGCGGGACTATCCGGGGTCTGCAAACCGCGCAGTACGAACTTGCTGACCTCGTGCGAAAAACTAAGGATTATGAAGATGACTGAATTTGATGTGAAAGCTGTAGATCTTTCCGGATTGCTCAATACATCCGTGGAAGAGAAAGCTAAGCAGGTACCAGACCCGGCTACATACCATATTTTGTGTATGTTGCCCAAGGCAGAAGAAGAGTTTAGTGAGACGGGGATTTTAAAATCCGCAACTGCAATGCACCACGAGGAGCTTTTATCCCCCGTGTTATTTGTAGCAAAGATTGGCCCTGATGCTTTTGCAGATAAAGCCAGATTCCCATCTGGACCAAGCTGTAAAGTTGGCGACTTTGTGTTAGTACGTCCTAACACAGGAACCCGTATGAAGATTCATGGCACCGAATGGCGCCTGATTAACGACGACTCAGTGCAAGCTGTGGTCCAGGATCCTCGCGGCATTCAACGTCCAACTTAAGGAGTAGATCATGGCAGAAATTGAAAAAACAGAATTTGAATTTCCCGATGAGGTGGAAGTTAACGCCCGCAAAGGCGGCAGAGTGGTGGACCCGGATCCAGAAATAGAAGTGATAGACGATACGCCGGAAGAAGACCGTAACCGTACGCCTATGACGGATCCGCCCAAAGAGTTTGCCGAAGATGAGCTGACCAGATACGACGAAGGGGTTCAAAAGCGTATTAAGCATTTCACTAAAGGCTATCACGAAGAGCGCCGCGCAAAAGAAACTGCTGAGCGGGAAAAAGATGAGGCATTGCGTTTTGCCCAGGCACTGGCTGAAGAGAATAAAAAGCTCAAAGGCTCGGTCAATCAAAATCAAACGGCTTTGATTGAGCAGGCTAAAAAGGTAGTGGCCAATGAGGTGGAGGCGGCTAAGCGCCAATATAAATTAGCATACGAATCTGGTGATTCTGAAGCTTTGGTCAATGCTCAGGAAGCATTAACTACGGCAAAGATGAAAGCAGACAAGGTAAATAATTTTAGGCCGACCCCTTTACAGGAAACAGAAACTCCTGTACAAATGCAACCGCAGCCTACTAAACCTGCACCGCTTGATGACAAACTGCTTGCTTGGACTGAAAAGAACCAGTGGTTTGGACCTAACAAACGGATGACTTCATACGCCCTTGGGTTGCATGAAGATTTGGTAGGCGAAGGGATACCGGCTGGCAGCGAAGAATACTACCGACGTATCGACGCTGACATCAGGGAAAGATTCTCGGATCAGTTTGGAGCCGAAGAGTCCGTTGATGCGAAACCTCAACGCGCTAAATCCAACATCGTTGCACCTGCAACGCGTAGTACAGCACCGCGCAAAATCGTGCTGACGCAAACACAGGTGAATATCGCCAAGCGATTGGGAGTTCCGTTGGAACTGTACGCTCGTAAGGTTGCTGAAGAAATGAGGAAATGAAAATGGAAAAAACTAACCGCGCACCACGCGAACTTGAAACCCGCGAAAAGGCGGAGCGTCCAAAACAATGGATGCCCCCCAAACTTCTACCCGATCCACATCCGGAAGAGGGTTATGCGTTTCGTTGGATTCGAATTGCGTCGCAAGGAAAAGATGACGCCACAAACTATTCCTCGAAGCTTGCTGAGGGCTGGGAGCCCGTTAAAGCGTCTGATCATCCCGAGATTCGTCTGTTTAATTCTGCTGCGGCAAAGTTTCCAGACAGTATTGAAGTAGGTGGTCTGTTGCTTTGCAAAACACCTGTGGAGTTTACTGAACAGCGTAATGAGTACTATCGCCAACAAGCGGATGCTCAGATGCAATCAGTTGACAACACATACATGCGCGAGAATGATCCGCGGATGCCTATGTTCAAAGAACGTAAGTCCACGGTCACTTTCGGAAAAGGTATTTAACTTTTTGGAGTTTTAAATGGCAACTACTGCTGCACCCTATGGGCTACGACCCATCAATCGTATTGACGGCATGCCTTATGCTGGCGCTACGAGTCAGTTCTTGATTGACCCCGCTGGCGAAGGTACTAACTTGTTTTATGGACAAGTTGTTATCATCGGCGCTGACGGTTATATTGCTTTGTCTACCGCTACCGGCGCAGATTTGACTACCAATAACCTTGGTGGTAATAATCTTGGTGCTATCGGCGTTTTTGTTGGCTGTTCGTACATTAACGCACAAGGCCAGCAAATTTACGGCCAGTACTACCCCTCCGGCACAACCGGCGTGGTAACTGCGTATGTTGTAACGGATGACAGCGTAACTTTCCAAGCGCAACTGGACGGCGTTGCTGACCAGTCGGATCTTGGTGCTAACACTTTCTTTGCTGCCGTACAGTCCACTTCTACAGGTTCTACCCGTACAGGTAACTCGACCAGCGCATTAGAGTCAAACACTCAGACCGCCGCCGCTGCGTTCAAAATCATCGGCTTTGCATCCCCCGTGACTGACGCTTTCCCAGATGTTCTGGTTAAGTTCAATCCCGGCGCACACGCCTTCAGCAACGCCGTTGGCATCTAAGGAGCTAAATCATGGCTATTTCACGCGCACAACTACTTAAAGAGTTGCTCCCCGGTCTGAACGCATTGTTTGGTCTGGAGTACGCTAAATACGGCGAAGAGCACAAAGAAATCTACGAAACAGAGACATCTGAGCGTAGCTTTGAAGAAGAGACAAAGTTGTCTGGCTTCGGTCAAGCACCAGTCAAAAACGAGGGCTCAGCCATCGCTTATGACAATGCGCAAGAAGCATGGACTGCACGTTACACCCACGAAACCATTGCGATGGGCTTCTCCATCACAGAGGAAGCTGTGGAAGATAACTTGTATGACTCTTTGTCTTCACGTTATACCAAGGCTTTGGCCCGTGGTATGGCTTACACCAAGCAGGTTAAGGCCGCTTTTGTGTTGAACAACGGCTTTGCCGGTGGCCCCACTTATGGTGACGGTCAAGTTCTGTTCTCAACAGCACACCCCTTGGTTTCTGGTGGCGTTAACAGCAATACACCATCTACTCCTGCCGACTTGAATGAAACATCGTTGGAAAACGCTGTTATTCAGATCGCTGCTTGGACAGACGAGCGTGGCTTGTTGATCGCTGCTAAGCCCAAGAAATTGGTCATTCCACCAGCACTGCAATTCGTTGCTACACGTTTGCTCGAAACCGAACTTCGCGTTTCTACAGCCGACAATGATATCAATGCATTGAAGAACAATGGTTCAATCTCTGAAGGTTACTGCGTTAACCACTATTTGACTGACACCAATGCTTGGTTCTTGACTACAGACGTACCTAACGGCCTGAAGCACTTTGTTCGTTCACCCTTGTCTAACAGCATGGACGGCGACTTTGACACAGGTAACGTTCGTTACAAAGCCCGCGAGCGTTACAGCTTCGGCGTGTCTGATCCTTTAGGTATTTTCGGTTCACCCGGAGCCTAATAGGTCTAAAAAAAGGGAGCTTTGGCTCCCTTTTTTGTTGCATTGGTTTAAACGTAGTGGTATAAATACACATCCGGGCTTATCCGGTGCATTAGACAGTCCCGGCTGACGACATACAGACTGATGCACTTAACTTGTATGTAAGGACACATCATGGCAACCACCACGTTCTCCGGCCCAGTCGTATCTAACAACGGCTTTGAAACGGGCACTTCTGCTTCTCCTCTTGCAGTAACTACAGCAGAAAACATTAACGCTGCATTTGCTACAACATCTGCTACCACTGGCGATACACGTTTGTCTTATCAGCGCTTGGAATTTACTTCCACTGGTTCTGGCGAAACTATACGTGCTTTGACTCGAGTGACAGGCGCTGGTGGCGCTACAGGCGGCACAATCAACGGTGCCCACATCAGCTTGAGCATCAACGGTTCTGGCACTATCTCCGGCGCAGGTAACGCTCTTCGCGCTACTTTAGGTGGTTCTTCCACAAACCCCGGCGGTACGATTGCAGCTATTCAAGCTGACTCTGACTTTGCTTCTGGCGGTACTTGGACAAACGCTTCTTTCATCCGCTTTACAAACAGCGGCACTGGCACAGTAGCTAACTTGTTTAACGTTCCATCTGGCATGATTACAGCCAATACCCAAGGCGCAGCTACAAACTCATTGAAGATTGTGGACAGCGCAGGTACTGCGTACTACATCATGTTGACTACAACAAACAGTTAATATGCAGATCACCAAGGAATTCTTGGAGTCTGAGATTCGTGACCTTGAGACTGAAGCACAGAAGGCTAGTACCTTTTTGACTCAGGCTCAAGCCACAATCCAAGCGTACAAGATGCTCATAAACAGGCTAGACGCACCAGAACCGGAGCAAGAAAATGGCAATGCAGTATGACGTTAAACAAGGGCACTTAAATCAAAGCGGTTTTTTTGTGCTTGGGCGCAACCGTGTAAAAGGCGTTTCTTTTTACGGTGGCAGCGGAACTTTGGTTTTGTTTGATACAACCACAGCCCCAGTAACTTCAAGCGTAACTTATGCTCGTACAAACACGGTTGTAACTGTTACCAAAACTGCTCACGGGTTGTCAACTGGAAACGTTGTTGGTATTCACTTTGCCAGCAATGCAGGCGTTTCAGCCACAGATGGTAATTACACAATTACTAGGACAGACGCTGACACGTTTACGTTAAATGACATTAACACTGGAAGCATAACTTCTACTGCGGCTTTGTATGTCAGTGGCGCAAATCGTTGGTTAATGACTTACGAAACTCATTCATCAGATGAATTCCAAAACGCCCCCATGATTCCCGGCGAAGGCGTGTTGGCAGTCAATGGAATTTATGCCTACATGAGCGCAATTGACGCGGCGCAGATTTATTATGGCTAAGTCTCCAGCATGGCAGAGGAAAGAAGGCAAGTCCGAGAAGGGCGGCTTGAACGCCAAGGGTCGGGCCTCCGCGAAAGCGCAAGGTATGAACTTGAAACCTCCCCAGCCGGAAGGCGGCTCACGGCGCGACTCTTTCTGTGCGAGGATGGGTGGGATGAAAAAGAAGCTAACGAGTGCCAAGACAGCCAACGATCCGGATTCACGGATCAATAAAGCATTGAGGGCTTGGAATTGTTAGATCTAAACACCGCTTGGTCTGCCGTCCTGTCTTTAGTGATTGGACTGTTAGGCTACATGATGAATGAAAAGTTTAGGGAGCTTGCTCGTATAAGCATTCTCTTAAACAAAACACGCGAGGAGGTTGCCCGTGATAACGTTACTCAAGCAGAAGTGGATCGCATTACGAACCACATTGACCAACGCTTTAACAAACTTGAA